TTACCAATAAACAAGAAGCTGTTACAGACCTTTTACAACCTAGAAACATGGGCAAAGGTTCTGGAAGGGTTACTGAAGAAGGCCCCTTGCGTACTAAAACGTACAACCCCACGGAGCAAGAACAGCAAACTATAAATTTAATCACAGGTCTTCCTGACATTAAACCTAATAGGTCTGCTACTTATAATATGAATGTTGTTCAGGATGAGATTGGTAAAGCAACTGACAGACTTAACGCTCGTATAGCAGCCAAAGGTAATCCAAAGGTAGATGCACAGCTTATACAACAAGAATTAGATCAAGACTTGAACAATCTCTTTAAATCTCCGTCTTTCTTTGGAAATAAAGCTGTAGTAGCCCATGCTAAAAGAATGCAGAATTTAGCTAATAAGTTAGTTCTTGATAGTGACGGCACTGCTTTAGGTCTTTTAAACGCTAGGAGAGAACTAGATCGTGTGTTAAAAGCAAACTCTCCTGCTGTCTTTGACGCTGACTTTGAAAATGCTAAGTCACAGGCTATGCGTATTATTAGAAATAAACTAAATGCTTCTGTGGCTGAAGCAGTCCCTGAAACAGATGTATTGAGACAACTTAAACGTCAAAACTTAATGTTTAATGCTTTGGATACTTTAACTGATAAGTCTAATGTTGAAGATTTAACGTCAGTAGCCAGAGCCATTACACGTTTAGAGAAGTTTACGGGTCTTAATGCCCCTAGCTCTGTAGGTGGTTTAGCGGTAACGGCTGGTATAGGTACAACGGCTTTAGCTTATAGCGGTGCTTTACCTTATCTTGCGGGAGGAGCTGCTGTAGCGGGAAGCATGTACGCTTTAAGAGCCGCACAACGCTCTGGAACACTTAAACAAACATTAGGTGTTACTTTAACGGGTTTAAACAAGGCTATTAAAACTGCTGAAGGTGCTTTGTTAAAACAACTAAAAGCAGACAGACTTGCGGTTATTGCCTACATGCAGGACGCTAGAGAAGAAACAGAAGAAAACGGGATGGGGGTTAAATAATGTCAGTCAGGATGAACTTGGGAATGGATGATATGAATCTTAGGGGAAAAGACAGACCTTCTATGGGTGGCGGGTCATCAAGATTTTTGTCTGCGTTTAATGAAGGGTTTGATGAAGCTGGCGCTACGTGGGAAGATTTTTATAACAAGACTACAGAAAACAATACTGCCTTAATGGAAGGTGACATTAACGTAGGTCAAAGAGTTTTAAGATCTACAGGAGATACTGTAGGTTTAATAGGGGGTCTTTTTGGGGATGTTTTAGGTGTTGCAGGTGATTTAGTAGCGGCTGATGAATTTGGTGTAGAAGCCGCATACCAAAAATACATTGAAAAACCGCTGCAAGAAGCTATTATGTCTGCCTCTAGTACTGACGTGGGTAAAAAAGTAGTCAAGTTTGCTAAAGAAAACGACGAGCTTATGACCGATTTAGGAGCTATTAGCAATGTAGCACTTTTATCCCCTGTTGGTAAAATAGCTAATAGTACTGTTCGTAATATGCCTACACAAGTAGAGGGTTTTTATTCAGGAGATCCTTTAAAAATGGTTGCTGGTTTAGCACTAGCAGGAGCTTCTGGTGCTAAAAACGCTTTGCTTAGTTCTTTTAATCCTAAAGCTTTAGCTTTTCAAAATAAAACAGGACTTACTAAGGGGACTGTAGAGCAAGCTAAAAAAGCAGAAGCTCTTGTAAAAAGACGTTTGCAGCTAGAAAAAAACCTTAAAAACGCTACTTCTGAGTATAAAGGAGCAGGATCTTATAGATATAGTATAGGAGAGGCACGAAAAGAACTTGAGGCTTTTGATGCAAAACATAAAGGCTTTGGGTCTTATACAGAAGGCGCGTTAGCTTATGCTTATTTGTACGGGAAACAAGTAGGAGAAGAACCTTCTGAGTTTTTACGAGAAAACTTTGAAAACTTAAACGTCTTAGGGGCTGAAATTGGCCCATCAGCGCAACAGTTTAACAACCTTGTGTTTAATAAGCCTAGACTACAGGCTACAGCAACCCCAGAAAACCCAGAACTTTCTTTAAAAAACCAAGATTACTTGCAAAACAGGCTTTACACTACGTGGGAAATTCCAGACAATCAAAGGAGTAAAACCGCAATTGTTGTTAAAGACCCCGATAAGCAACACAGCATGACGGATCAAGCTAGAATGCAACGAAGTGACGGCACAAGCCAGTTTTTTACAAACTTTAAGGACACGGGTATCGATTTAAAAACGGCTTCTCCTCAAGAAGTAGTAAGAGCTGCTGAAGGAAGAACATTAACCAATATTGAAAAAGACCTAATACGCAGGGTAAACGCTGATGAAAAGCTTACTCAGAAACAAAGAAATGCTTCGGTAGACGCTATAAGAAAACTAAAATCTGAGCCTAAGCTAGTATGGCATCCCGAACAAGAGTTATTTACAGTACAAGACTCTTTCAAAGCAGGCGCTAAAGAGCTTGGCGGGGTTAATCGTATTACAACTATGGATCGTAACGGTAACGTAAATGTAATTGTTAGTGATAGGCACGATATGCTGGGTTTTGATCCTATAGACGGAAAACCCCTTTTAACTATCTTCCCGCCCATGCAATATAATATCTATAAAGGAAGGGGTAAAGATGTCTATGAAACTAAAGAGTCTCAGCTTGCTGCTAGAAGGCGGCTTGGAAGCGAATTGGGAGAATCCTTCAATACCGTAAAACCTTCGTATACACAGACGGGAAAGATAAAACAAGGGTCTTCTAAAAGATTGGGAGGAGAAATTGTAGGAGAATACTCCCCTATTGGAGCAGAACCCCCAGCTTTCCCTAAAGACCCTATTTACGGTTCAAGGGCAGGAGTAGCACGTAGAATCAATCAGCGTATAATACAAGAAAGTGAAAACTATAAACCTACTTTATCTGAATTAGCAGCACAAACCCCAAGAGCTGCTTTAAATACAGGACTTATGGCAAACTACAGACTTAGGACGGGAGAGCTGGCGGCTGGCGGAAATCCTGTGTCACTAACAGAAGAAGAACAGTAAACAAAAGGGGGCATTGCGCCCCCTAAGTTTATATCTCGCAGACTCCAGCTACACAAGCTAAGGTTTGCGCCCCTTCGGTATTATCACTGGACTCCTCAATATCCCATTGCATCCCCTTAGGCATCTCTTTAGACAGCTTCTGATATGTTTCTTTATCTATCTTCTGATAAGGAGCTTGCTTGTACACATGCTCTGCTTCAGGTAGAAAGCTAATGCCACTGACGGAATCAAAGTTCTCCCAGATCCACTGACAGACAGCAAAGAAATTGTCGTCGTTATAGTAGCAAGTCATGGAGGGCTTATGTTCACACCAATGGTCTTGGTAGGTCTTCCAGAGCCTTAGCTGTTCCATAGCGCCCATGCTTTCCACAGTCACAGCCTTGCTAGGAGCCTTCTGAGGGAACGAGAATACCCAATTAGAGTTATTCATTACGTCCTCTTCGTGAGGAAAACCTCTGTCAATCATAGCGGTAGCCAGAGGATCCTTCTTGTCAGCCCTAACAGTACGGATATAGTAGTCACTAAAGCGTGGGTGAATACCGCTGGCGCTGTCAGTTAACTGTGAGACAGTACCAGAGGGCTTGACGCACGTAATGGCTACTGACTGGTTGATACCCAGAGCTGAGGCCCACTGTCGGTTAGTCTCAACAGCTACAGCCCTCAAATTGTCCAGAAGCTTACCCAAAGCCTCCTCACCTGTAGACCCATTGGTCAGCTTACAGTCCATGATGCCCGTCATTGAGACACCCAGAAGCGCCTCTTCCTCTGTGTTCTTCTTCCAGATGTTCCGTAGGTATCGGAAGTCCGTAAGGGTAGCCTGTAGAGTCCCCAAGATGGTCGCTAGGCGCACCTTCTCCTTGAGTGACTGCAAGGTATCGTCTGGGCGTACAATCACCTCAGAGAGATTACAGAACTGATAGGGGCGTAGGATAATCTCAGAGCAAGGGTTAGTCCCAAACTTAGGTGTCGCATCCCTGCGCTCGTTACGGGCTGCTACCTTCTGTGCTGCAATGCGGCTAAAGATCCCACGCTCCCCAGACTTAGAGTCGTACAGGCGCTTCATCTCGGAGGAGTAAGTGTCAAAGTCAGGCTTCTCAGAGTACACAGCACTGTTGTTTGCTAAGGCTCGCTGACCGTTGCTAATGTACCACTCACCGTTCTTAGCGTTAGCCATACGATTGTCAGTAACATTGCTCAAAGAGATTAGGGCAGACCTACGGACACCACCAACGACTACAATGTCTGCAATCTTGCACACTAAGTCATGGCACTCAAGGGACGTTAGCTTGCGCCCTGCTGCACCTTTGAACAAGTCCACTGAGAAGTTAAACAAGTCAGCCAAAGGTTGTGGCCCACTGGCTCTACCGCCAAAGGTCTTGAGTCTAGCCCCTGATGGCCTAACCTTAGTCAAGTCACACTTAGGAACTTTACCTGCGTACAAGAGGCTTATAAGCTCTCTGAAGGCACTAGCCCAGCCTACCTTACTGTCGGACACCACAACGGTTGTCTTCGTGTCATGGAAGCTGTCAGCAACCACAGGGAGCTGATTAACGTAGTCCCGCTCAACGCTGAACCCTACGCCCGTACCGCACATGAGAATGTACATAAGCTCATCAAAGGATCTGGGGCTGTCTATGGGCAGGTAAGAACAGTTAAAGGCTGCTACGTTGTCCCGCTTTAAAGCCGTCCCTGCGGTCATTATACAGCGCATGGAGGGCATTACCTGCATGTCCCTGATGGCGTTGAACAGCTCAAAGGCTTGCCCCTGATCTATTGATCCACGCTCTACAAAGAAATCAATGTAGCGATTAACTGTCTCGTCCCAAGTCTCCCTGCGTCCCTCATCGTCCAAGTAACGTGCGTATCGTGATTTATGTATGTATTGTTGATATTGATCCATTAGAGTTCGTAGTCCCCTCCAGTTAATAGTGATAATTTTAATTGATCCAGTAGGTAGTATAGGTCAAGAGTGTCCATATTAGTAGACACAACAATAAACTCCTCAGACTTGACAATACAGAAAGCGTCTTCATAGGTGGTTAGGTCTTCCTTCTCAGTGATTGCGTTGAATACCAGAGGTACTGTTATCTTATCTTCGTTGGCTTTCTCACCAAAGTTTCCTTGAATTACTTTCATTCCAGCTCCGATTGTTCTTTGACCATCTTATTTAAGTACCACTGAGCCTTCTGCAAGTCCTGTAGCCCGTTCTTGTAGCGCCACCTATGTAAATACTTTAGCACATTGCCTTCACAGTAGTCAACAATCCCTTCACCTAATTGTTGTTTAATGTAGTCTATGGCTTCCATGCCTCCCTGATTGTAATGTGGAGGTTTATTTACTACATCATTCCACTCCTCAGGTGTAGGGTCAGCCCTAAGCTGCATAATGTCATTAATCTTCGACATACAAATCCTCCAACTCTCTAAATAGCTCTTGCTTGTCTATAAACCTATGCTCAAAGGCATCCAAAATGTCTTCAGCAGTTATGTCCAAGACTTCACACAGTAAGTCTACATCGTACTCCTGAAGGATTCGTTCTCTTAACTCATCAATTAGCATTGGCATAATCAATTAACTCTTGTGTTGTTGTTAGGGTAAAGTGCTTTAACCC